TACCGTACCCCAATTGACAATAGAGTACATCGTTATTTTCCAGACTTTTATATTAAAGTCAAAGAATCTAACGGAACAATTAAAAAGAAGATTATTGAAATCAAACCATTTAAGCATTGTATCGAACCTAAAGTTAAAAAAATAACATCGAAAGGTTATATCTATGAAGTCGTTGAGTATGCTAAAAATAAGGCAAAGTGGAATGCCGCCAAAGAATGGTGTTTAGATAATGGTTATGAGTTTCAGGTCCTTACAGAAAACGAACTCGGTATTAAGTAATGCCAAGAAAGACACTCCAACAAAGAAGAAATCCAACAGATGATAATGATAATCGTGTGCGTGGTGTTGTTGATAATTTAATTGGTATCGAAACTGCTGATGATATTATGACTGAATTAATCACTGTTTTATCCGAAGGTGGTAAAGTTCCTTCTAGTGGAAAATATTATACCTTCTTTTATAATGCCAAGACACCAGGAATGCAGTATGACCAACACCCTCTTGTAGGTGTTACAGAAGTATTCTCTTGGGGGTTTCGTGGAATTAATTTTCATTGGGATTCTCAGAATAGTAGAAGGCAATATGATTACAATCAAATCATTGGTGGACTCTACGAAATCTATCCAGAAGAGATGTCTGATGTGATAGAACTCGGTTTTGCTAAAGTTCGTTCTAAATAGTTAAAAAAGTAGATAAATGGGAAGAAGCGCAGCCAATAGAAGAATAAAAAAAGAAAGACTTGCTGCTCAAAAGTCTAAAGAAGAAGCACTACAAAAAGCTTATGGTGCTTCTGCAAAAACTCCAGAAGAATTGTCTCGTTTAACTGGAAGTGACCCCAAAGTTATAGAAGCAGCAAAAACTACAACAACAGCACCACAAGCAACAAAACCTACTAAACCCAAACCTACTGTACCTGGAATCAAAAAACAAGAAATAAGAAAATCATCTAAATTTAGTTCACTTAGATATCCAAATAAAGAAATACATAAAAACACAGATTATTTGCAAATAGATGTTTTACAATATAAACCAGCAGGTCTTGACCTTACAAAACAAGAAAATAATACGCTTAGATCATTAAAAACATCTAAAGGAAATTATAATAAAAAGGAAGATATACTAGGATCAATACTTCTACCAATACCACAAAATATTTCATCAACAAATTCTACGGGTTGGGGTGAAGATAGTATAAATTCATTTGAGGCCATGGGTCTTGGACTTGCTGAAGGTGCGATGACTGCTGATAGTTTTTTCGGAGGACTAATTGGAGCAATTAAGGGAGGAGCAGAAGGAGTGAAAACAATAGCACAAAGTGGTCAAGCACAAGGAGCAGCTAATGCATTTTTTGCTTCGAAGGTAGTAAATGCATTGGGAGGAAATACTAGTTTTCAGGGGGTTTTAGCAAGATCAACAGGTCAAATCTTAAATCCAAATACAGAACTATTATTTAATGGTATAAAATTAAGAAGTTTTAATTTTTCTTTTAATCTTGCTCCAAGAAATGGTGATGAAGCAGAAATGGTGAAAAATATTATTAGAACTTTAAAAATAAATATGTCACCGTCCACAACAATTGAAAAAGGAAGTACAACTGGTATATTTCTCCAGTCTCCAAATGTATTTCGATTAAAGTACAAAACTGGAAGCAATAATCACCAATTCTTAAATAGTTTTATTGTTGCGGCACTTACAAATGTTCAGGTCAATTATACAGGTTCGGGAACTTATATGACATATGATGACGGATCTAAAACACCTGTTCATATGGTGATGCAATTATCATTCCAAGAACTAAGTCCAGTTTATGCAGAAGATTATGATACAGGAAGTGGTACAATAGGAGTAGGATTCTAATGGGTTATTTCAGAGAATTACCAGATGTAGAATATCAGTCATTTTTGTCTGATGCAATTTCATCACAAGATTACTTAAAAGTCAAAAACTTATTCAGAAGAAATAAGGTACGTGATGACTTACAAAATGTTTTTACACTCTTCAATAAGTATGAAATCGTAGAAGGTGCCAGACCTGATACAGTTGCCGAAGAGTTTTATGGTAAGGCAGATTTAGATTGGGTAGTCTTAATGACTGCCGGTATTATTAATGTAAGAGATGAATGGCCTTTATCTAATTACCAATTATATAAGTATACAGAAAATAAGTATGGTGTAGAGAACTTAAATGATATTAATTATTATGAAACTAAAGAAGTCAAAGACTCAAGTGGTAGATTAATTCTTCCGGCAGGCAAAGATGTCAATGAAGATTTTACTTTAAATTATAGTGATAATGGTTCTAAAGTTTCTTTATCTGGTATTAATGTGAGAAGAGGTGTTACTAACTGGGAATATGAAACAATTAAAAACAATAAAAAATCCTCGATTTATTTACTAAAGCAAGGATATTTACAACAATTTTTAAATGATATGAGAGAGATTATGATTTATGGTTTATCCTCAGAATATGTGAACGAATCACTAATTACAACTGAGAATACCAAAGTCACAATCCCGAACTAACTCAATCTGCTGCGAGTGCGGCAAAGTATGAGAGTGTATCATCATCGTCATCAGTCTTAGTAGAAGAAAGGTCAGTCAGTTCTTCTTTCATTGACTGAGGGACAGGATTTGATTCTGCACGATTCTGTTGACGGAACTCTTCTTCTTCCTGAACAGATTCTTGATCTTGGAACTTAGTCGTTCCTTTGATACCAAGAACATAATCAAGTCGTTTCTTCAGTTCATCATAAGACTTGAATTGGTCTGGAGCAACAAAATCTTCGAGAGAATACTCTTTCTTCCAGATTGCTTCCATTGCTTCATCATCTTCCAGAAGTGCATCCTGTCTGGCAAACCCTGAAGAATCATAGTTACGATAACCGGCAACATTCTTTGCCTTCAGTTTGAAGTTAGCACCCTGCCAGAAGTCAAATGGATCAATTGCTTCCTCATCTTCAAACTCAGGTTGCATTGCGGCAGTAATCTTATCAAAGATTTTCTTACCGAATTTGTAAAGCATTACCTTACCTTCATTCTCAGGATTAGCAGGATCCTCGACGACATAGATGTTTGCAACATAAGTCAGTTTACGTTTCTGCTTACGTGCTTGATCCTTACCAGAATCGGTGCCGTTGTTCCACAGCATCGTGTTGTATTCTGACATTGGATCTTTCTGACTCAGAGTAGTCAGAGAGTTCTCAATATACCATCCACCAGGACCTTGGAATGCATGAGAATAGAGTTTGACGAATGGAAGATCTTCTCCATCGGGAGCAGGAAGGAAACGAATAACGGCATAACCATTACCACCTTTATCACATTCTAGTTTCCACAGACGATCATCGCCTGAACTACCTGCATTATTCATTTTTTCGACTTCCTTGACTAGTTTTTGTGTCAAAGAACCAAGTTTGGATTGCTTTTTAAGATCAGCAAAAGACATTTAGATTACCTTAGATTAGTTTGGATTTTTTAGATTTACTTAGATAGTATAACAAATAGAGACTTAATTGTCAATCTTCAATATAATCTTTGAGAGATTTTATTGTTGCATTCATACTACTGAATAAAGTCAACATATCAGTTTCTGGAGGAAACCCCATTGATGAAACTGACTTGCGTAGATTATCTTTCATCTCGATGGCTTTTGGGTCATCCGAAAGAGATAATCTTGTATACATCACTTGCTGTTTTTCAAGCAAGTTTGTAAGTATTTCAACGTGCTCAAGTTTTTGTTCACGGGACATATTTCCGAAAGAAATAAAACTCTCGTAGATTTTTTCTTGCATTTCATTAATTTCACTCAGTTCTTCCTGAATGATATCAGAATCAAAAAAGTCACTCATCTACAAGGTCCCGCAAAATATTTTTAAATTTGATCACATCAATATTTAGAAAGGGAGAATATTTTTGAAGTTTTAAACTTACGGTTTCCCATACAGGATCTTTCAGTTTTTTATCAAAGTTCTTTCTGAATGAGAATATTCTATCATAGATTACAAAAGTTTCAAGACTTATGTCTCCACCAAGAAATCTTTTTAAGATTATTGGATGACCTTTCGAACAACTGAATAGAATCTCTAATTCGTTGTTCGAGAGTAATTCTTTGCTTTGTTCTTTGAACAAGTAGGTCAAACTCTGTTGTCTCTTTGTCCAATCCGAATAAGTCCTTTCTCCAGAACTGATAATTTCTCCAATCCATACCCGATTTACACTAGTAGATTCTACAAAGTTTGCGACCAAAAAATTAACAATCTCTTCATCATTATATTTACGACTAGTTTTCTCGAAGAAATATTTATCGCGCCTCTTATTAAAGGAAGTTATAGTAGCACGAACTTTTTTATTATACTTAAAGTAGTCGTATTTTGGATTTGAAAAGTGATTTTTTAGGGCAAGATATTCACAATAGACTTCGAATGGTGCCACTTTCATATAGGCAATTTTGCTTTCGAAGTTGCTTTCATAAAATTAAGTCTCGTAGCATCCCACTTCAGTTTTTCTTTCAGTGGTTTTGATACAAGTTTTGTGACTGATTCTACATCAAGTTCATTTAATTCACAATAGTGAACAATAGCATCAATGTAATTGATTTTTTCTTCTGCAACAATCTTTTCAATTTCGAGTGCAAATTTAGATGGTGTTAGAAATTTACTTGCTAACACCTTTTCTAGTTCCTTATTCGGTTCCATAGAGTTCCAGTTTATCTGTAACAAACTTTCTAATGTATTCGGTAAGAAGTTTGATGTACTTTGATTTGTCTCTTTCTTCGTAGACGACGCATTCTCCATTTTCACAAG